ATATCCCCGACGAAGTTCGGGAACGTGAAAGCGTAGCTACAGTTGTGGCGTATGTTTTGAAGTTAGGACCTTTGGCCTATAAAGACCCTGATAAATTTGGGCCAGAGGCTGAACCATGGTGCGCAGAAGGCCAATGGGTTTGTATTGGTCGTTATTCTGGTTCTCGATTTAAGATTGAGGGCGGAGAAGTGCGTATTATTAACGACGACGAAGTAATTGCGACAATATTGGAGCCAGATGATGTCAGACATGTCTGAAGAAACAGAAAACGTAGACGTAGAAGTACAAGACACTGAAGAGAAAGCTCAAGTAGAACAGAAAGAGGCTTCTACTGAAGATGAGTTGCAAGACTATAGCAAAGGTGTTCAAAAGCGTATTAGTCAGTTGACTAAGAAATATCGCGAAGAAGAGAAAAGATCATCTGAGCTAGAACGTACTGCACAGCAACTTGCGGAAGAGAACAAGAAACTCCAAGACCGCATGAAACAGTTAGACACTGGTTTCTTGCAGCAAATGGGTGCTCGATTACAGACGCAAGAGGCTTCTCTTAAACAAGCTCATAAGGATGCATACGATACGGGTGATACAGACCGTATGTTTGAGATTTCGCAGCAGCTTGCGCGTATTGAATCTGAAAAACAAAAGTATGAGACGGCTAAACGAAGAGCCGAGGATAAAGTTCAAGTTCAAGCTCAACAACAAGATGCCCCTGTTTATCAACAGCAACAACCTGTTAGGCAACAGAAAAAGCTGGATCCTAAAGCGGAGTCTTGGGCACAAAAAAATGACTGGTTTGGAGAAGATGACGTTATGACCGCGTCAGCTTTTGCCATCCATCATCGGTTGGTTGAAGAAGCATTTGACCCACAGACCGATGAATATTATACTGAACTGGATAGCCGTATTCGAAATGCGTTTCCACACAAGTTTCAAACGGCTAAAAAAACGGGGGGAGGCAAGGTCGCTTCTGCTAGCTCTTCCGCATCCCGCACAACTAAACAGGGGCGCAGGTCGGTCAAACTTACACCGTCGGCTGTAGACTTAGCTAAACGGCTAGGAGTACCGCTTGAGGAATACGCTAAATTCTATAAGGAGTAAGACATGGCAGATCGAACACCGCGCAAAAGCGCAACCCGCGAAGCAGATTCGCGTAGAAAACCTTGGGCACCGCCCAGTCACCTTGCTGCACCTGACGCCCCAGATGGCTATGTGCATCGCTGGATTCGAGTCGCTATGCGTGGCGAAGAGGACAAAATGAATGTCCATGCCAAGCTGCGTGAAGGATGGGAACCCGTCCGTGCTGATGAGTATCCGAACTATGAAGCCCCTGTCATCGATGATGGCAAATATCAGGGTGTAATAGGGCAGGGTGGTCTGATGTTGTGCCGTATCCCTGAAGAGACAGCACGGGAAAGAAACGAGTATTACGGGGGCCGTACCCGCGAACAAATGGTTGCTGTGGATCAGGACTTAATGAAGGAGCAACATCCTTCGATGCCGATCAATCAAAATCGGCAAAGTCGTGTAACTTTCGGAGGTCGTGAACGCGACTCCGAGTAATATAGAGGATTGCTATTATGGCTAACCAAGACGCACCTTTTGGCTTACGTCCGGTTCGTACAAGCATTAGCTCTCAGCAACAAAACCGTTATCGCATTGCGTCAGGCTATGCGACTGCTATTTACCAAGGCGATCTTGTCGCAATGGTGACTGGTGGTGGCATTGAGCGTGTCGCAGCAGGTGGTACTGGTTTGATTCTGGGTGTCTTTAATGGTTGTGAATACACAGACCCGACAACAGGCAAAGCAACATGGAAAAACTACTATCCTGGTGGTGTTTCCGCATCGGACATCGTGGCTAATGTTATTGATGATCCAAGCGCAACATTCGAAATCCAAGCAGATGATACGTTCCCAGTAGCGGATCTAGCCGGAAACTACGACATCGTTGCGACTGCTGGCGATACCACATCTGGTATCTCTCGCATTGAGCTAGAAGTTGGTACAGCGGACAGTACTGTTGCTACGCTTCCACTTAAAGCTATCGATATTTCTCAGGATCCTGAGAATAGCGATGTTTCGTCGGCAAACACTAACGTGATTGTCAAGATCAACAACCACTTGTTCAGCGGTGGAACCGCTGGCTTGGCATAAGGAGACTGACTAATGGCTATCTCTCGCGCACAACTAGCGAAAGAGTTGGAACCAGGTCTCAACGCCTTGTTCGGTATGGAGTACTCACGGTACGAAAACCAACATGCAGAGATCTTTACAACAGAGTCTTCTGATCGAGCATTCGAAGAAGAGGTTATGTTGAGTGGTTTCGGAGCAGCACCGACTAAATCAGAGGGTGCTGGAGTAAACTTTGACAACGCAAACGAAGCATACACTGCTCGTTACAACCACGAGACTGTGGCGTTGGCATTCTCGATCACAGAAGAGGCTATCGAAGATAACCTTTATGATCGTTTAGGCTCACGTTATACTCGTGCGTTGGCACGTTCAATGGCACACACAAAGCAAGTTAAGGCAGCATCTATCCTTAACAACGCATTTACTGCTGGCGCATCTGCTGGTGGTGACGGTGTTGCGCTTTGTGCGACAGACCACCCACTAACATCTGGTGGTACTTTTGCTAACGAACCAGCAGTAGCTGCTGATTTGAACGAAACATCTCTAGAAGATGCTTTGATCAACATCGCAGGTTTTGTTGACGAACGCGGTCTAAAAGTCGCTCTACGTGGCACAAAGTTGATCATCCCACGCCAGTTGCAATTCGTTGCAGAGCGTTTGATGGTTTCTAACTTGCGCGTTGGCACAGCGGACAACGATGTAAACGCTCTACGTTCTATGGGAATGTTGCCTGAAGGCTATGCCGTCAACGACTTCCTAACAGACCCAGATGCGTTCTTCATCAAAACAGACGCACCTCGTGGATTTGTCCACTTTGAGCGTTCTCCGATGTCAACAAACATGGAAGCTGACTTTGACACAGGTAACATGCGCTTCAAAGCGCGTGAGCGTTACAGCTTTGGGTTCTCAGACCCACGCTGTGTATTCGGTTCACCTGGCGCATAATTCATGCTACAATGAGGTTGTCCTCTTCATTTTGGACACCTCCCTGAAACTAAAAGGGGCACTTCGGTGCCCCTCTTTTTTAATACTCAATGCTTTCCGCAGGAGTAAGGCATAGGTTTGCCGTTATAGTAATGCGCGGTTTTTCTGTTGGGACGGTAAAGTGTTGGAGCCACGCAGGAAAAATAACAAAAGAACCTGTACTGGCATCTAACGTAACTTTCTCGTGATCTTTAAAGAAATCAAAGATGTAGTTAAGGTCGGTCATTTTGGATTCAGCACTGTACCTGTTTAGAAAGAATGTTTTTCCAGCAGGTTCAGGTTGATATGGCAATTCATAATAGTAGATACAACTAAAGCTCAGATTGCGAAAAGCGTGATCGTGTACTTCTTGAAAGTTGTCTATGTCATATGTGTTTATCCAAGGACAAGTAATGTCTGTGTGGAAGTTACGATTAGGACGTAAAAGTTTGTAAAAGTCGTCGATGTAGGGGCGAAGGAAGTCTAAAAACTGGTCCCAAGGAAGCTCGGCGTTTTTTGGATTTCGAATAGAGCTTTTTTGTTTACTAAGGTTGAACGCGTTTTGGTCTAGGACATCGTCTGTAATAAACGGTTCAAGAAGCGTTTTGATTTCTTTTTGTTCCTGAAGTTTAAGTTTTCGATGGTATATTGGTGTTGCCCATACAACTATACTTTGATCTTGTTCTAGCTCTTCTGACATTTTACTCCCCTATGTTCATAGACTCTAAGCCTTTGCTTATTATATCTTTATGCATGTTGTTACATGCGTCAAGCAGGTCACAATATGCTTTAACAAATGCTTCCATCTCTTTGTTTCCAATCATCCATCTATCATGCGGAAGACCTCGTTTAGCTCGATTCACTACTTTATTAGCTATTTTAAAGTGTTCTTCTAGGTCACTCGAATCAATCATTTTTTAACCTTTCTTTATAGTGGTATATTCTATGGCAGTTGGAACAAACAGGTATGCATTTTTCAGCCTCTTGATATGCTCGTTTCCACTGATTTTGTTGCACATAGTAACTAACTTTAGTTCCCCCTTTTGAGTCAGGATGATGAAAGTCTATTACAGCGGGATGGCTGAAGCCACAAAAAAAGCAGGACAAACCTGCCTTGTAGTCATGCCATTTTTTACGTTTTTCTTTTTTGCGTTTGCGAGATCGTTCAAGCGTAAGTTCTCTGTTGCGCTGATACCAATCAGCACCGTAACGTTTGTTATACTCAGCACGTCGTCCCTTGTCTTTATAAGGCAAGGTCGCATCCCCTTGTGTTGGCTGCGCAGAATATATCACACTTTCTTTTTCTTAAAAACTTAGGTAAGATGTTGACAGGGCAAAAATTAGCTTTGCAGACAGGTTACCGCCCTCCTGACGTTGCATAGACTGTAAAGCGAATCCTTATGCAAAAGGTGACATAATGGCATCAACTACTTTCTCAGGTCCAGTGACCTCAACTAATGGTTTTGTTGGCGACATCAAAGTTCCCACGTATACAGTTGCGACAGCCCCATCTGCTTCTGACGCAGGTGCTGGAACTCTTGTTTATGTTTCTGATGGTGCGGCAGGTTCTGCAATCCTAGCTTTCTCTGACGGAACAGACTGGAAGCGTTCAGATACAGGCGGCACAATCGCAGCATCGTAAGGGGGTGACCAATGAGTAGGTTCAAACCACCTAGTGAAGAAGAATTAGCTCGTCGTGGAATCGGTGTAAAAGTCGAAAAGAAACGCGCACGTAACGAGGATGGTACGCTAAAGGCAGACGACCCTTCGACTCCAGATGTGAATGAAGCATGGGAGACAGTGAAGAAGGTTGTTAAGCGCGGTCGTCCTAAGAAGAAAAAGGATTAACACATGGCAGGTCCAGTCAGTGCATACAACTGGGTTCAAGGAACAACAGCCGCCGTTGTTGGTCCGTCTCGTTCACGTTTACGTCAGGTTGTAATTTACGGTGCCGCAGCAGGTGCGTTCACGTTGAAAAACGGGGACACGAACGGAGAAGTTTTGCTAACGCAGAAGTTCCCAGCGGGACATCATGTAATGAACATCCCAGATGACGGCATCATCGCAAGCAGCGGTGTGTTTGTCGATGCGTTCACAGGTGCGAGTAACGAACTCACGATCATCCTTTCATAGGAGGATCTGATGGCATACGATATCCGTTCCATTACACAGGTCGGAACATCTGAGCCATTTGAGCTTCAGGTGTCCAGGGGGCAAATCCCTGGGCATTCTGTGTTGCATAAGTTTGGTGCCGTTCCTGCTATGTCGATTAACACGACAGGAACAGTGTGGGATATAGACGATACACTGTATCCATGGTCCGCACTAACATCAGCGGGTACTCTAACAGTAGATCGAGCGAGTGCGTCTGATGCAAATAAGACCATTACTATTATTGGTCTTGATGCCAACTACAATCAAATCTCTGAAAATGTAACGCTTACAAATGCGACGGGTAATTCCACAACCCAGTCGTTTATTCGCGTGTATCGTGCGTATATGTATAATGGCTCGGCGGAAAACGTCGGCAACATTGACATAAAGAGAAGTACTACAGTTGTAGCACGGATTACGGCAGCTAAAGCTCAGACACTTATGGGTGTATATACGGTGCCTGCGGGATACAGTTTATACCTTACACAAGGTGTTATGAGTGTGCAGGCGGGTGCGGATGCGACAGGTAACTTTTTTGTTCGGTACGGTGGAGAATCTGCTTTTCGTATTGCGCATACGTTTGAAGTTGCATCGGCAGAGTATTTTTATGCTTTCCATGCTCCGTTTAAGTTACCTGAAAAGTCCGACATAGATATACGCGCAGACTTGAGATCCAACAACGCACGGATTACCGCAGCATTTGACGCATACTTAATTCAAGAAGTAGGGGGTTTGTGATGCCTAAGATCGACAAGTCCAAGATGAAATGTAACAAGCCCAAGCGTCAAAAGTCTGGTGGCAAGAAGTTTGTTGTAAAGGCATGTGACAAGGGGAAAGAGAAGATCGTCAGATTCGGGGACGCTAATATGACCATTAAGAAGTCAAACCCTGAACGTCGTAAGTCCTTCCGTGCGCGGCACGGTTGTGACAAGGGTAAACTTGATAAATTAAAGGCCAAGTACTGGTCATGCAAAATGTGGTAAGATCATGAAACTTAATTCTCAGGATGTTTTCAGCACAATTATTGTTCTGCTTTTAGGGTGGGGAGCTTTCCAGTTGTATGGCATGAATGCTAACGTGGCTGTTATTACCTATAAAGTTGATGAGAATTACAACATGATCAAGCCAATGTGGCAGGATTTTTTAGTGCGGAGTGCAAAATACAATGAGCATAAGTCGAAGTTCAATGAGTTATCAAATATCCACGCCGCCACAGAAAAGGAATAGCGATATGGGAAAACCAGGTTTGTGGACAAATATCCACAATAAGAGAAAAAGAATCGAAGAGGGGTCTGGCGAACGGATGCGTAGCAAGGGCGAAAAAGGTGCGCCTACCGAGGAAGCTATAAAGCGTTCGCAAGGAAAGGCCAAAGGTGGTATGGTACGATATAAGAACGGCGGATGTGTGATGGCTGGTCGTGGAGTTCGTGATACGCATATGGGATAAAGGTATAATGTAATGTGGACAGCATTTGTTCTGATTTGCACACAAAACTTTTGTTTTGCAGTAGGTGGCCCAGGCCACGTATCAGAACAGGATTGCTACGCGGACTTAATGAACAACGGTCTGCCGTCATTGCAAAGCAAGTATGTAGGTTCAGTTATAGTAAACTTAACGTGCCATAACTGGGGAGAAAGGAAACAAGAGTCATGACCACATCAGGTTCAAGAGACTTTAACATGGATGTCGGTGAGATCATCGAGGAAGCGTTTGAACGCTGTGGCCTCGAAGTTCGCACAGGCTATGATGCCAGAACAGCGCGTCGTTCGTTGAACTTGATGTTTGCGGATTGGGCTAACCGTGGCTTAAATCTGTGGACGGTAAAGCAAGGGACGCTAACCTTAACAGAAGGACAGGCTCAAGAAACACTGACTGACGATGTTGTGGACATTCTGGAGGTTACGCTTCGTCGGAGTGGTACAGACTACGAAGTTGAGCGCATTAGTCGTGGGGAGTATGCTACTCTACCCAACAAAACGACAAAGGGTCGTCCTAGCCAGTTTTATTTTGACCGTCAGATTGACCCTGTAATTAACCTTTGGGCAACTCCTGAGAACTCTACGGATCAGCTTGTTTACTATTACGTGCAACGAATTGAGGATGCAGATGCTTTGGTTAATACTACTGATATGCCTTTTAGGTTTTATCCTTGTATGGTGGCGGGGCTAGCATATTACATGGCGATGAAACGTGCACCAGAGAAAATACAAATCCTGAAGTCTGTATACGAGGAAGAGTTCCAACGTGCGGCGGACGAAGACGAAGGTCGGACGCCTCTTAAACTACAGCCTAGCATGGCTTACTTGAGGGTCTAATGGCATACGCTAGCGGAAAGAATGCTTGGGGGATATCGGATCGATCCGGTCGTCGCTACCGTCTTCGGGACATGAAGAAGGAGTGGACGGGTGCGCTTGTTGGGCCAGACGAGTATGAGCCAAAACATCCACAGTTATATCCGCCCAAAGCCTACCCAGATCCGCAAGCGTTACGGAATCCTAGACCAGATCGGGTAGAACCTGCGGTAGAGGTGCTACTACAGAACAATCCGTTTACTACAGGTGCGCAGGGTTCTTCAGTGGTTACGGTGTATGAAATAGCACATGGTCGCAGTACTGATGATGTTGTTCGGTTTAGAACGGCGGCTCCGTTTGATGGAATCACCGCAGCGGACATTACAAACGCATCTGGTTATGCGGTTACAAAGGTAGATGAAAACAACTATACGATAACGGTTTCTGGTACAGCTACAGTTGGCGGTATTCGAGGCGGTGGAGACTTTGCTTCAGCAGGGCCAGTAACGGTGGAGGCGTAGATGAATTACGGTGAACTAAAACAAGCAGTGCAGGACTATACGGATAACGCAGAAACGTCATTCGTAAATAACATCCCTTTGTTTATCCGATTAGCTGAAGAACGTATTTTAAAAAACGCACAACTGTCGTTATTTAGAAAAAACGCCTCTGCAAATACGAGTTCTAATAATAAGTATTTAGCTTGTCCTAGTGATTTCTTGGCTCCGTTTTCTTTGAGTCTTGCAGGGGCAGATGGTGACAAAGCCTTTTTAGACTTTAAAGATCCCTCGTTTATACAAACGTATACACCTGACGGCAGTACTTTGGGCACACCACGATATTATGCGCAGTATGACGTAGATACTTTTATTTTGGCTCCGACACCAGACGGGGTGTACTCAGCGGAGTTGCATTACTTCTATCGCCCTCAAAGTCTTACAGTTCTTACTGACAGCCAATCTTCTTGGTTAAGTGAGAATGCTCAAATTGCATTGTTGTATGCGTCATTAATTGAAGCCGCTACTTATATGAAAGGCGAAGCGGATATTATCTCTAATTACACACAACGATTCCAAGACGCGATGATCGGCGTAAAAATGTTGGGTGAAGCGAAAGAGACAACAGACGAGTATCGCACAGGTAAGGTGATTAGGGAGAAACAATAATGCTGACGGTGGATATCAAAACGACACAGAATCGAGGGTTTACGCCTGAAGAATTGGCAGAACAGTGTGTCAAAAAGATTCTTTCGGTATCCGATCAAGCACATCCTGCAATTAGAGATCAAGCGTATGCTTTCTCTAAGCAGATTGAAAAGGTCGTAGAAGGGTACATGAAACAAGCTGTTTCCAGTGACCGCACGACTGTGTATAATGCCATAAAAGATGCGGGACATCCGTCTCTGGCGGAACTCATAAGGAGACTATAATGGCTTTTAGCGAAAACATCATGTGTACTTCTTTCAAGAAGCAATTGCTTGAAGGTAAACATAACTTCACTCAGACAACGGGCCACACCTTTGGTATTGCGTTGTATGACAATAACGCTTCTTTTACAGAGGCTACAACAGACTACACAAACACAAACGAAGTTGCAGCGTCTGGATCTTACAAGAACGGCGGACCATCTGCTAACGTAAACGAGTTGACAAGTTTAGGTACAAGCAGCGGTAGCACAGTTGCTTGGGCAGACTTTAGCGATATCACGTTTACTTCTGCGACAATTACGGCGTATGGGGCGTTGATCTACAATTCTACTACAGATGGCGGGACTGACACCACAGATGCGGTAGCAATCTTAGATTTTGAGGGCGCAAAAACGTCTACTTCTGGGGACTTTCAGATCAGTTTTCCAGACCCAACGGGGCCTACAAACGCAATCATCAGAATAGGTTCACCAGCATAAGGGTCAAATAGTATGGCACTTGTCGTAAAAGATCGTGTAAAAGTATACAGTTCAACGACTGGTACTGGTACTTTATCCTTGGGTTCAGCTTTCGCGGGATTCCAAACCTTCAATAATGCGTTGGGCGATGGCGACACAACGTACTATGGAATCTTTGAGAGCAGCACGGGGAACTGGGAAGTTGGACTGGGGACGTATACGTCTTCAGGCAATACGCTTTCCAGGGATACGATCTTAGAGAGTTCTAACGCAGGTGCGGCGGTTAACCTAACCGCAGATACAGAAGTCTTCATTACATATCCGGCAGATAAGTCTGTATACTTTGATGCCAACGGCGATGTGAACCTAAATCGAGATCCTCAGTCTGCATTACAGGCTGCGACAAAGCAATACGTTGATACGATTGCAGCGGCGGGTATTCACTATCATGATCCTGTACGTGTTGAGTCTCCTGACACGGCGGGTAACCTGACTGCAACATACGACAACGGCTCTTCTGGCGTAGGCGCGACACTTACGAACTCAGGCACACAAGCTGCATTGGTTATTGACGGTGTGACGGTTTCGACCAATGACCGCGTTTTGATTTACAGCCAAACGAATGGATATGAAAACGGTGTATACACCGTAACGGATACGGGTTCGGCAAGTACTAACTGGGTGCTTACACGCGCGACAGACGCGGATAGTTACGGGCCTTCTGACCCTGACAGCCTTGGTCAGGGTGACGCGTTCTTCGTAAAAGAAGGCGATACTGGAGCGGGTGAACTGTACGTTATGAATACGGCGGGTGAGATCGTATTTGGAACGACAGATATTAACTTTATTGTTGTGGCGGAGACTGCGGTCTATAGCGCGGGTGACGGTCTAACTCTTTCAGGAACTGAGTTTAATGTTGGTGCGGGTACGGGTATTACCGTCAATGCAACGACTGTCAGCACAGTGCAAGACATTGCTACGTCTGCCACGCCTACCTTTGATGGTCTTACTACTACAGGCAACATTACGTTTGGCGACAACGACAAAGCCATTTTCGGCGCAGGGTCTGACCTACAGATTTACCATGATGGGTCAAATAGTTATATTGATGACGCTGGCACTGGAAGTTTGTGGGTGCGAGGAAATGATGTAATCCTCGGAAAATACACGGGCGAATACTACCTGTATGCTAATGCTGATGGCGCACTAAATCTTTACTATGACCATAGCAAAAAACTCGCCACCACCAGCACAGGCGTAGACATCACGGGTACTTTGACCAGCGATGGGCTGACTACCAGTGGCGATATTCTTTTAGCTAAATCTGGTGCAACATTTATATATAACAGTGTATCAGGCACTGATAGTTTGCGGCTTGGTGGAGCGGCAGGTATAAAATTAGAGACTTTTTCTGGTGCATGGGTAGATCGCATAGATATTGCCTCTAACGGCGACATCAGCTTCTACGAGGACACAGGCACCACGGCAAAGTTCTTCTGGGATGCGAGTGCTGAGTATTTGGGCATTGGGACGAGCAGTCCTTCAGCACTGATAGCGTTAGCTAGATCAAGTAATTTTCCTTTTATTCATTGGAATGATTCATCAAATAATACTATTGCATTCGCTGGATGGCATGGCGGAACTGGTGGAGGCGATGATTTTCGAATTGGTACACAAGCTACTAAAGCATTTTCTTTCCATACCAACAACGCAGAAGCCATGCGCATCGACAGCAGCGGTAATGTAATAGTAAACGGCACGGTTGAAGGGTATACAAGTTATGCTGACAAATTGACAGTATCTAATACTGCTGGCAATGGTGGTATGACAATACGGTCTGCTAATACCGCAGTAGGCAGCATCTTTTTCTCTGACGTAAACGCTAACTCAGGCAGTGATGCTTATGTAGGGTACTTGCAATATCAACATCCCGCGGATGCTATGTTGTTTGGGACAAGTTCAACAGAAGCCATGCGCATCGACAGCGATGGTGTCTTGTTAATAGGAAAAACTTCTGATGTTTATAGTACAGAAGGAACTGCAATAAGAGGTACAACTGTTGGTTCCAAGGTTACTATTACACGAGATGGTCACAACGTACTTGCCATGAATAGGCTTAGTAGTGACGGAGATATAGTTAATATTGCCAGAAGTGGCACCCTGATGGGAAGTATTACTACAGAAGGGTCTGGAACTGGTCTTATATTTAAAGCTAGGGCAACTAATGGTTATATTGGTTTTCATGCAAACAATCAAACTGAGGGTATTTTTCTTGATGACGTTACAACTAAAAGACTTGCGCCCTACTCGAGCAGGGATAACGAGTTTGATTTAGGGGATAGTGATCGCCGCTGGAAAGACCTCTACCTCTCTGGCAGTTTATCGGATGGCACTACCTCTCGCACAGTATCTGACATTGTAGGTTTAACTAGCTCACAGTTCTTGCGTAGTGATACGTCTGATACGTTTAGCGGAGCAACGTTAACTTTTAATAGTGGAACGGCAAGGTTTTTAGAATACACAGGTAGTTCAACTGGCCCTTATATACAGTTAACCACAAACGGAACAGATAATGGTTATTTACAAGCGACTAGCGCAGGGAATGTATATCTTTGGAACTCTCGCAATAATACTGGGTTGAATATAGACAGCAACTTTCAGTGGTATAATGGTTCCTCGTATGAAACCATATGGCGGTCTGGCAACGATGGCTCTGGCTCTGGCCTAGATGCTGATACTGTAGACGGACTACAGGCAAGCAGCTTTTTGCGTAGTGATGCGGATGATACTACGAGTGGCAACCTGACCATAGATAAAAACACACCTAGAATAGACTTCAAAGCAGATCAATCTGGTTCTAATGTAGGGGGCCGTATTGAACTTAACGAAAATGGTAACCTATGGTTAAACGCACAAGGCGGCAAAGACTTATGGCTTAACTGGTTGGCCCCTACTTCAGCGGGTAGTTATGCAGACCTGAATGTAGGCGATGGTAACGGAGGGTCATACATTTTAAGAGTTGAAGGTTCTTCTCGCGCAGTTACTATTAATGGCAACACAGTTTGGACTGCTGGCAACGATGGCTCTGGTAGTGGCCTAGACGCGGATACTGTTGATGGACTACAGGCAAGCAGCTTCTTGCGTAGTGATGCTGATGATACTGCTTCTGGTTCTTATAGTTTTACTAACTCTTACAACGAGTTTGGTAACTCTACAGGTAGCGTAAGTAATGATGGCAACTGGAATGCTCGTTTAAATCTTGCAGGGTCTGGCCACGCTAGATTAGATGTTAAATCTGTTAGCGATGGCATTATTACTACTATGTATTCACATACTGGTCAGGGTGTTGGTAAAGTTGGTACTTACAGTAATCACCCCTTAGTACTAATGACTAACGCAGCTTCTTCTGCAACGCTCAGTACGTCAGGCAGTTTAAGCACTACTGCTCAAGGCACTTTATGGGGTTCAAGTAACGATGGCTCTGGCAGTGGCCTAGATGCTGACTTACTAGACGGAAATCAAGCCGCTGATTTTCAATATAGAAAAGAAGTTGGTTTTAACGTCGCTGGGGATGCGGATAAGTTTTATAAAGTATCAATTCCTGTAAGCCAAGACGGGGATCATCTTAAAGTTTATAGACGCTATAACTGGAGTATTGGGGGGTCATCTAGCTATTGGAATGGCGGTTCAACGACCCACTTTGGCGCACTAATGTTAGATGTTAAAGTGCTAACCAACCAATGGGGCGGACAGCGTGAGTATATTTCTGGTAACCTAGCTCACAATTACACAGTGGTTGCTGGTAGAGCGCATATGGGGGTTGGCTCAGAGTTCCCAAATGTTATAGTATATTTAAGAGGTGGTGCTGGTGGCAGTGGTGCGTATTACCAGTATGAGCTTGAATCAGGTTCAGCAAGTGCCCCAACTATAGATTACAATACATATATAACCTCGGCAGACACTGAGTTTAATAATGCATATGCAAACAACGTCATTAATGACGCTGTGGCCAGAATATATCGTAATACTAGCATAGTGTATGACGCGGGAAATGAGCCTCAACTAGGTTACGTTGACGTTGCGACAGGCAATTACGGCACAATCAAGATTGACGATGACCGTGGTGTTACTTGGGCGGGATACGCGATCCGCGACGATTGGGTCTTTATGTCGAATGGTTCGGGAGAAGCTGGTATTTACAACG